TCCTTGTGGGTGCAGGAACTGGTCGACGGAGCGTTTAAACTCCCCAATCAGCGCCTCGTCAAGAGACGTATTCGGTACAAGCTGGAATTTCCTGGCTGCAGAATTGCAGAGCAGGAACTTGTAATGGGCACGTGAATCCGGAGTTGACTCATGTCTATCCGGCTCAAGCTTCTTCAGAAAATTCCGAAGAATCAGGTCACGTGCACACAACTGCCACCCAGTTAGCCGATCCGTCTGTGACAGATCGTGCTCGAGGGATGAGAAAAGAGCGTCAGGTTTTAATGCCTGCATAACGTCAGTCCTTATTACCAACCACCAGCTTGACTGGGGCTAATGCCCAAATACCGTGAGGTATTTCAAATAGTCAAGTACTTCCCGCAGAAAGACTGCGAAAATTAGGAGGATGATACCGCCAAAGACGATCGCAACAGTCCTGTTGATCACAGGTAATTCTGCTGCAACGTGGTTGCCCACTCGTTTGCCTGTTCTGAGAGGATCCCTCCCAGACAGCAGAGCAAGGCATTTAAGTTGCTCGGGTCCACCGATTCGGATCCGGCGGGTATGTCGAACAACATTCGCACAATGGCATTGACAGGTGGCTGATTTGTCGCCACGAGCAATCCTTTGTGAGCCACGATAGCATACCGGTTAAAGGGTACGCTTTTGATAGCCCCAAGCCCATCAAGGACGATGGACTTGTACGACGGGACGTTGTATGCAGTCACAGAGAAGGCATCGTTTGCCGAGTGGCTACGGACCCCAGTTTGGGTTCCACCAATCGCGCTCACGACAAACTTCTTGCTGTGTGGCACCGGCCCCTGTGCCTGCGTCAGGGTATACGTAGGCGAAGTGAAAGCAGAAAACCCTGTGGCCCCTGTGACGGGGGAAGAAGGTGAGAATGGCATCTTAGATCCTCAAAGGACTACGTTGTCAGGAATAGAGGCGAGCCAGACTCGAGGCTAAAGCCGCGACGGTTATGCTCTGCCTGAGGCCGGGTATTTGGAAGGTAATTCCTGGTACCGGGACCTCGTCTAAGGGGCGACGATTGACTGTCGTCACCTCCACCTCTTCTTGACCTTGTATACAGGTTGCTTGGACCGTCCCCGACCCAGAGTTGGGCGGAGACAAGTTGAATACCCTCTTGACAGTAGAAGTCCTGTCAGTCTGGGCGGCCCATGCAATGCCAGCCTTCTGAAAGGCCATGGCATCAATGATGTCACCTAGATTGGTAAAATAGTCAACTACAAAGGAGTAAGGGACCAGCTCATAGGCAGCTGGTATTACATCTCGCCAAGACACACCTGCGTAGCGATACGCAGGCACGTCCGGGCCAATGCACTTGACAGCACCATATACACTGCAGGTCGCCTTACTAAAAGTAATGCTATTTACAGTGTGCGTCAAACCATTTTTTATGATGGAATGAAGGGTGCTTGTGAAAGGACCTGTGGACTCCCCGGTGGCCTTTATAGCTATCCGAGGGGCTACAGTATCCTTATCTCTGGCTAGTGCTTTGCACCAGTCATCGATCTCACCTACGAGAGGGGAAACCTCGAGAGCGTAAGTAAGCCACATATTCGGGAACTCTTGAAGAGCTCTCCTGCGCCAAGCAGCACGTGTTCTCGGCGACAGCCGATAACGACCAAAATGGCCACGCTTCAGTGCGTACGCGCCCTTGACAAAGGTCAAGAGAGTCCCCATGAGACGCTTTCCCGCATCACGGATCCCGCGTGCAGTCTTACCAGCCTCGGCCACGGAAACCAACGCCTGCAATTGGCGCTGGGCCCGTACTGCCTGCTGATAAAATGACTGTAATGCAAGGTTTTGAGCGGATGAAAGTTGACCCACGTCTGAGTAAAAAGGAGGCTGTTGAATAAGCCCGGTATACCCAGTCCACGACCTCATGTCTTTCCAGACATAGTTCGTGTCCACACCCTGCTGCCGCCTTAAAGCGGAAAACGGCTGAGTACGGAAGTGAATCCTGGAGCCTGTAAGGCGACCAGTGGCGTTGAAGCCCCTCTGAATGCGGTTTCTCCAATCCGGAGAATCCTCGGTATCGCGTACGTCAACGTACTGTACGCGAGCCGCTGAGGAGTTGTATGGGGTTACAATTTGGGATTTGGTACCGTTGAATCGGTTAATCCCCTCCCAAATGTAGATCCCTGACGAAGAGAATTCTTGCGTCTTATACGACTCTTTATGCACTCAGATATACCCTTCACGCTCGGGTTTT